TAAATGTTGATGTTTGCAGACACGCTTACATAAGTTATTTGCGTAAATTAGCTGGTTATCACAAAAAAAGTGGTTCAGGTGATATAGCAGAAGAAAAAACACGCTTAACTAAGGCACAAGCTGATAAAGCAGAGTTAGAAGTATCAGAATTAGAGGGAAAACTAATACCAGCACCATTAGTTCAAGATACTTGGACTGATTTTGTTGCAAATGTTCGAGCAAAGCTCTTAGGCATACCATCAAGACTCGCACATCAAATGATAGCAACTGAAAACTATGCAGAAGCAGAAAAATTACTAAAAGACTGCATCTATGATGCACTAAATGAACTAGCAGAAAATGGAATACCTACAGAATATGCAGATCGTGTTGAAAAACACGCATCAGACATTTAAACCACCACCTGATTTAAAGTTATCAGAATGGTCAGATCGTTACAGGAAGTTATCACCTGAATCATCTGCTGAAGCTGGTCAATGGAATACCAGTAGAGCAGAGTATCAACGAGAGATTATGGACACTTTCAATGATCCTAACATAGAAAGAATAGTTGTTATGACTTCTTCACAAGTTGGTAAGACTGAAATAATACTCAACGCAATAGGATATTACATAGATCAAGATGCTTCCCCAATACTCGTAGTGCAGCCAACCTTACAGATGGGTCAAGCATTTAGCAAAGATAGGCTTTCAGCTATGATCAGAGATACTGAAAAATTAAAAGATAAAGTAAAAGATGCGAGAAGTAGAGATAGTGGAAATACAACTATGCACAAAAAGTTTGCAGGTGGTCATATAACTATTGTTGGTTCTAATTCAGCTTCAGGTTTGGCATCAAGACCAATTAGAATTTTGCTAATGGATGAAGTAGATAGATATGAACTTAGTGCTGGTAGTGAGGGTTCACCTATTGCATTAGCTGTAGCTAGAACAAAAACATTTTGGAATAGGAAGATATTTATGTGTTCTACTCCAACAGTCAAAGGACTATCCGCTATTGAATCTGCTTTTGAAGAATCAGATAAACGCTACTATTATGTGCCATGTCCTGAATGTGAACATAAGCAAGTATTAAAATGGAAAAATGTTGTTTGGGAGGAAGATAAACCTGAAACAGCAACTTATGCTTGTGAGGAATGTGGATCAGTCATTGAAGAATCAAAAAAACAATGGATGCTTAAACATGGTGAATGGAGAGCAACAAACGATACAAACAATACAGCAGGTTTTCACATATCAGAACTTTATTCAGTTTGGTCAACTTGGTCGCAAATGGCTACTAACTTTCTTGAAGCAAAAAAGAATCCTGAAACATTAAAAACATACTTGAATACAAGTTTAGCTGTAAGTTGGGAAGAACAAGGCGATGCAGTAGAGTATGACACTTTATTACAAAGAAGATTATCCTATGATAAAACTACTGTTCCTGAAGAAGTCTTAGTAATTACAGCAGGAATTGATACACAAAAAGATAGATTAGAATGTCAGCTTGTAGGTTGGGGTAAGAATTACGAAGCATGGGTTTTAGATTACAAAATCTTTTGGGGTGATCCTAATGCTTATCAGGTATGGCAAGATTTAGATAGTTATCTTAAAAAAAGATTTAAGACTGAAACAAATAGAATCATACCTATATCTTGTGCTTGTTTAGATTCAGGAGGACATCATACAAACCAAGTTTACGCATTTACCAAACCAAGACAAGCTAGAAGAATATTTGCTATAAAAGGTTTATCACAAGCTGGTAAACCAATAGTAAATAGACCAACATTTGTAGGTAAGAACAAAGCTGTTTTATATGGTGTTGGAACTGATACTGCTAAAGAAGCTATTTTTGCTAGGTTATCTACTGATCCTGAAACTACTACACTACATTTTTGTTCTGATCTTGATGAAGAATATTTTAAACAACTAACAGCAGAAAAAAGAGTTACAAAATGGCTTAGAGGAAAGAAGTCTTTAGTATGGAAACAAATAAGACCAAGAAACGAAGCATTAGATACTTTGGTTTATAACTTTGCAGCTATTTATATTCTAAATCCTAATTATGATGTCATTGAACAAAAAATATTAATACAAGACAACAATACGCAACAAAATACACAAAAAAAACAAAGAAAAGTCATAAATAGAAAGAATTTTGCTACATCTTGGAAATAACAACTATTTGCATCTAAAATATTGACAATATAGTAAAGAACCTTAGTGTTAGTAGTAGATTAATCTATAAAAAGAGAGGTTTTTACTTGTCTAACGCATTTGATAGAGCAAATTACACTACTAAAGAACCTAGTAAGCTAGTGCTTGGAGATTATTGGGCGTGGCGTAGGGATGATCTTGCAAGTGATTATCCAGTTAGTGCTTATGCATTAACCTATGAGTTTCACCTAGATGCTGGTGGTGGTGGTACAAAAAAATTCACACTAACTGCTACTGAAGCAGATGATACTTATTACATAGAAGCTGCATCATCTAGCACCACCAGTTATACAATAGGTGATTATATTTGGGAAGCATACATAACTAAATCTGCTGATTCTAATAGAGTTATGGTTGATTCAGGAAGAACAACTATTACTGAAAATTTAGCTAATACAAATGCTGATTTAAGAAGTCATGCAAAGATTACGCTTGATGCTTTAGAAGCAGTTATCGAAAATCGTGCCAGTATGGATCAATCTTCAATGTCTATAGCAGGTAGGTCTTTGTCAAGAATGTCTATAGATGAACTTTTAACATTCAGAGATAGGTATAAAGCTGAATACTTAAAAGAAATAAAACTTGCAAGAATTAGAAACAAACAAGGTTCAGGTAATACTGTAAAAGTAAACTTTGGATCAACTCAAACAACTAATGTAACTGATTACACATAATGGCTTGGTATAACAATATATTTGGTGGTAATAAAAAACCAAAAAGAAAATTCAAAAGAAGTTATACAGGTGCAAATACAGGTAGGTTATTCGCTGATTTTATAACTAGCTCTACCTCTGCTGATGCTGAAATAAAAGATAACATAAGATTACTAAGGGATAGATCAAGAGATTTAGCAAGAAACGATCCATTTATTGCAAGATACCTTAACCTGATGGTATCGAATGTGATCGGAAAGCAGGGCGTAAGAGTTAGCTCCAAAGCACGAAATGATGATCAATCATTAGATATTGGAGCTAACCTGCTTATCGAAAGATCATGGAAAGAGTGGTGTCAGTTAGGAAATTGTACTGTAAATGAAAGACTTACATTTATTGATTGTCAAAAAATATTTATTGAAACTCTTTGTAGAGATGGTGAGGTAATAGTAAGAAAAGTCAAAGATAGTAGTTCACCATTTGGTTTTAAAATTACTTTTATTGAAGCAGATCATTTAGATGAAAACAAAAATGAAACATATCTTAAAAATGGCAACAGTATAAAGATGGGTGTTGAACTTGATAAAGGTGGTAAACCAGTTGCATATCATTTATTTAAAAAACATCCATACGATAACACTTATCCAAAACCACAACAGGAATATATTAGAGTTCCAGCAGATGAAATAATACACGCTTACTTACCACAAAGAGCAGAACAAACAAGAGGAGTATCATTTATTGCACCCATCATAGCTAATATGAAAATGCTAAATGGATATTACGAAGCTGAAATAGTAGCAGCTAGAGTTGGTGCTTCTAAAATGGGTTTTATAACTTCACCTGATGGCGATGGTTATGTTGGAGATGGCGAACAAGAAGATACATTCAATCCTACTATGAACGCACAAGCAGGAGTATTTGAGCAACTACCAGCAGGAATGTCATTTGAAAGTTTTGATCCTACTCACCCAACATCAGCTTTTGAACCATTTACAACTAGTATATTAAGAAGTATTGCATCAGGTTTAAATATTTCTTATCACGCACTAAGTAATGATTTAACTTCTGTAAACTATTCAAGCATAAGACAAGGTGCATTAGAAGATAGAAGTATGTATCAACTCTATCAACAGTTTGTAATAGAGCATTTTATAAACCCTATATTTATGTCATGGTTAGAAATGGCCATATCAACAGGTTATATAAACTTACCGATAGCAAAGTATGACAAGTTTGCTAGAGCTATAAGTTATATACCTAGAAGTTTTGCATGGATTGATCCTTTAAAAGAAATGCAATCAAACATATTAGGTTTACAAAATGGAACTGTTACTTATGCTGATATAAGTGCTGCTTATGGTAGAGATGTTGAAGAATTATTTGAACAGCATCAAAAAGAAGTTGAGTTAGCAAAACAATATGGCATAGAAATAGCTTATCAACCATTTGGAACTAAGCTACCAGTTGAAGCTAACATACAAGGTGGAGATGAAGAAGATGGCGACTGATTTTCCAAAAAAAGGTGATGATAAAAAAATATCACTTAGAAACTCAAACTATCCTGTATTTGATAAAAGATTTGCAGCAGGTTTAAAAGAAAACAATCCTGAAATATGGAAAGCAGGTGGCAATATAGAGGGTAATAGATCATTTAGATTACTAATGAAAGCATTAGATGGTGATGAAACTCCTGAAGTTTTAAAGAAAATAAAAGAAAGAGAAGCATGGATAGCTAGACATTTTGAAGATGGTAAACAGTTTAAATCAGGTGATAAACCAGCTAGACCATCAAATATTGCTGGTGTTGTTTCTCAGATTAAATGGTTAACTATTGGAACATTAGGTGAAAGAGGTATGAAAGATGTCATACTAGAAGCTATAAAATATTTAGAACTAAAAGAATCAGGATCAGCAAGTCAGGCTCAACAAGATAGACAAATATCGGCTAAAACAGAAAAAGCATTACAAAACAAAGTAAAAGAACATAATGAAGAAGTAAATAACGCTGCTTCTAAAAGAACAACTCTAGGCACACTTAAAAAGGTTTATGATAGAGGAATTGGTGCATATAATACTAATCCTGCAAGTGTAAGACCTAATGTAAGTTCACCCTCTCAATGGGCGATGTCAAGAGTAAACAGCTTCCTGTTCGTTTTGCGAAATGGAAGATTTCAAGGTGGGAAGCATGATACAGATTTGCTTCCTGAATCCCACCCTTTATCATCGAAAGAGGAAAAAGCTATGAAAGATAAAGAAGATAGACATATCCTCAATGTTAATGAAACTGATGATTCTGTAATCATTGAGTTTGCGAAACACCATGAGGATAAAGAAGAAATGGAAATGACCGAATCTGAAAGACCATATCACGATGAGGATGAGGACAAAGATAGAGAAAAGGAGAAAGAAGATCGCAAGGTATTAGAAATGCCTATGAAATTTAGAACCATTGATTTATCTAAGGCTCGTGCTATTGATGAAGATAAAAGGACTGTAAGAATCGGTGTTTCTAGTGAAACTCCAGTAGAGAGAAGTTTTGGTATGGAAGTGCTAGGACATTCTGAAGATGAAATAAATATGGAATTTATGCAATCTGGAACTGCACCACTACTGTTAGATCACGATATGAAAAAACAAATTGGTGTAGTAGAAGAATTTAAACTTGATCAGAAGCAGAAAAGAACAACTGCTGTAGTTCGATTTGGTAGATCGGCTCTTGCTGAGGAAGTTTTTAGAGATGTAGTTGATGGTATTCGTATGAATATATCTGTTGGCTACAGGATAGATAAACTGGAACGACAAAATAAAGATGATGAAACTTTTTATCGTGCTTCTTGGAGTCCGTTGGAAATTAGTTCTGTAAGTATTCCAGCAGATTCGAGTAGGCTGGTCGGAGTTGGTCGTTCTAAAGATAAACAAACATTAAACACAACAAAGGTGAAAGTAATGGAAAACGAAAAACAAGAAATTAATCTTGATGAAGTTAGGTCTAAAAGTGTTGATGAAGCAAGAAAAGAATTTCAAAAGAACTCAAAAGAAATTATTGATCTTGGCGTAAGACACAATAAAAGAGATTTAGCTAATCAAGCTATTAAAGATGGTGTTTCTGTTGAAGAATTTAGAGGAGAATTATTAGAAAATATTTCTAATGATGTTTCTTTAGAAACTCCTACAGATATTGGTTTAACTGAAAAAGAAACTAAAAGATTTAGCATAATGAGAGCTATTAACGCTATGGCTAATCCTACAGATAGAAAAGCACAAGAAGCAGCAAAATTTGAATTTGAATGTTCAGAAGCAGCTCAAAGAGCTTATGGGAAAACAGCACAAGGCGTAATGCTTCCTGATGAAGTTTTAAGAAACTGGAATCAGAGAGATTTA